GTTCCTGAGTGCATTGAATTTAATGCTGCCAAAATATTATTTAACTCAGTACGAAAAGCACTAAAACCCTGATTGGCTATTGATACATCTGAAACTTGACTCATAATTTATTTATCCTTTGTTAATTAACACAGCGATATAAAATCGCAATTTAGCCCAAACCATACCCTCTAGCGATATAATCAAATGTGCGATTAATCCCTGATCCTGAGCTATTAAAAAATTGTATTGTAAAACCTGTATTAGCTTTATTACTAATTGTGTAAAAATCCCCTGTTGCCATATTTTGCGCGGCTATACCAATAGCGGGATTTACATAAAATTTATTTGTATAAGTAATCGCTTTAGCTGACGTTGTACTTGCTATATCTTCGCCTGATTCATCTCTTTTTTCCATATTTAACGTAACAGATAAACCACTAACAAAAGGTATAACTTTATTATTTTTATTAGCTAAACGTAAACGAAATTTAAAATAACGTCCTTTATAAGTACCCGCCGAATTTAAATTATAATAAGTTGTGCAATTATCTAAACTTGTTTCTGAACTAGCTACTTGAATTTGTGCGGTGGCGTTAGTTGGATCGTTTCCATCAAAAGGTGCGGGTGCATCATCAAATGTACTAAAACCTCTACCACTATCAAATAAATCGTAAGGATCAGATATTTGATCCATTGTAATATTACTTGAAAATGACGCGTCATATACAGCGCTTAAAGATAACGTATTATGAAAATTATAAAAACCTTCATTATCAATATTTGATGTAGCATTATTAGGATTAGATGTAGTATCTATTCCGCCTAAATCAAAATCGCCTGTAGCTGAATCTATATTACCAACTGTAGAATCAAAATTTGTTATAGTATCTAAAACTATAGAGTTAGTTCCTGATCTGTCAGTTAAAGCAACATCATCATCATAAGTACCTAAGCTAATATTTTCTGTTATAGTTTGTACTGTTTTAAAAGCCTGTAAATCAGCTATGTTAGAATAAATAATAGTTTCATTATTTGATTCATTACCAAGTTTATCAACGGCTTTAATTAAAAATGCGCCTGTTCTTGCATTTACTATAGTTGATGTGCCTGAGCTACGGGGTACTTGTAACCAATTAACACTTTTATTCCATTGTGAACCTGAGCTTACATTTTGGTAACGTATTTCATAATAAGCAATATCTAAATCTGTTACAGCGTCCCAATTTAACTGCATTTGATTTGAGCCTTGCATATTAACAGAAAAGTTTACAACATCATTTGGCGGTTCAGTTGCGCCGACAACTAGTCTGTTTGCTGTAACATAACTTGATGATACGCCTAATGTGTTAATTGCTTTTGCTCTTACGTTATATGTTTTATCATCTAAGACGTTTAGCATTTCGTAATTTAACGTAACACCCTTAGCAACAACTTTAAAATCTGTTTCTGTACTTAGTTTAGCCTCAACGATATAATATTGAATAAATTTATCGGTACTTGCTCCTAAAACTATATTTAATCTTGTTAAAGCAACACCCTCAGAATATTCTATTAACTCGTCAGTTAAAGTTACACTAGCGGGTGCACCAACTGTAAACGGATTAGGTAAAGTAGTATTAGGAGTTGTGCTTTTAATAGGTTTACTAGCCCAAGTATAAATAGAATCATTATGTTCAATTAAACTTAAATCAACTGTATGATCTTCATTTAAATTTAAACCAAGTACGCGAAACGTTTTAGCGCTAAAACCTACTGAGCTATGCGTAATACCCACTATATCGCCTATAGATAAATTTGTTGCCTCCGCGCTTGTTTTTAAACTAACTTTAATTGCGTCTCTAGATCGTCTTAATATTATCTCCGCCATTTCTTGCGCTTGATAATAATTTGTTATGGTTTTACTAAAATCAAATTGCCCTTCTAAAACTTTTGTATCTAAAGTTTTCATTGTGGCGTGTCTATCAGCGGTTGCCTCTCCGCTATCGTCTATAGGTGGAAATTGAACTGTATTAGCTTGATAATTTTCATCTGGATCAATGTAAGTAACTATAACGCGGTTGTATTTTTCATTCATTGTTTCACCAACAATAGTAATACCGCCTAAAATATCATTTTCTGTTAAAGTTATACTAGCTGAGCCTGTTGTTTCTATTATTAAATGATACTTGCCCGCCGTATAAGGTAAATAACCTCTACACCCTTTAATTAAATCTTTTACATTTTCTAAAACTTTTGCTGATGTATCTATAACGCCGTTTGTATCAAAAATATTTATTGCTGATCCGTCAGTATAAGGTGTTACATTAGTAGCACATACAGTTGAGGCGGTATAAAAACTAGGTATGTCAATTTCAGTAATTGCTAAACCTTTCCCGTATCTCTCATTAGTTAAATAATCTAATAAACACCATGATGGATTTGTAGAATAGGCTGAGCTTTGTGCTTGTGAACTTGAATTATATGCAACAACTTTTTTTCCCTGAATTATTGCTGTTATATTTGGTATGTTGCCAAATACATCTTGATTCCAATTAAAACGAAAAGCTAAATAACATAAACCACTTAGTTTATGATTTGACCCCCATGAGCTTAGGGTTGTTAAAGTAGAACTAGCAACTTGATCGTCTGTGCCAAAAAAAGGCTGTACTATAATATCTGTTGTTGTTTGTGTTTCATTTGTACCGCCTATAACAGATCGTAAACCTGTTGATGTTTGCGCTGTGCCGTGCGCATAAGCACTACCAACTATTAATTCTTTTTCATCTATAAATATTTTTGAAATAGCGTTTATTTCGCCTTCACATAAAACAATAGCTAAATATAAATATTGGTTATCATCACCTGAGGTTTCTACAAATATTCTAGTTCCGCCAATTTTACGTTCGCCATAAACAACGGGAATAGACGCATTAGAAGAAACTTTATTTAATAAAACACCCTTTGCATAATCATCAGGTAGTTGATCGCCAAAATCAGGTATTTCAGGCGTAGGTATTAACCAACTAATAGCTTTTTCAACTATTTTTATAATAGGTTTAAATATACTATCAAACCAACCCATTATTCACGCCCCCATTTTATATTTGTTGTTATTAATGACGCAAATTCAAAACCTTTATCGCTACTAAAAAAACGTTGTTGCGAACTATTATTAGTATTACGTCCGCTTACTTTATCAAAATCCGCCCAATGACTAGCGCAAGTAATTTTAACCTGACTTTCTTTTTCACTTTCAGAAATAGAATATGATTCTGCTTTACCACTCCATAAAATAAAAGGATCAGATATTAACGCATTAGAACTATTTAAATATCCTCTATGTATTATAACTGTATCGCCTGTTAAATTTTCCGATAACACTAAAGATATATATGTTTGGCTTGCACCTTCTAAAACAATATCTATGCTATTTAAACTTGGTTCAACGCCTTCAAGTGTATTATCAATAGATAACAAAGCGCCGTTACCTAAATAAGTATTACTATCATAAACAATATTAAAACTTGAATCTGTTAAATATACGGGTGTTGAAAATCCTAAACTTACTAAATGAATAGGATTAATATTTTTCGTAGCTAGTTCTGTTTGAACTGCACTAGTTAAACCTCTAGCCATTTAAATTGCCTCTATGACATCAAAACTATAATTAAAAACTAAATCGGAACCTGATAAATCATTAGTGGTAAATTCTTGTAAATCACTAGCTAAATAAACTGTTATAGAAACACTATCATAACTTACGCCTTCATCATTAGCTAAAGCTGTTGTTAAAGGTGGTTCTATTGTAACTGTTGACGCATTACTTGAGCTCGTCACATCAGCAACAACCATGTATAATTTATTATGACCCGCAAATTTTATAAAGTCACCCGCTTTAAATCTTCCTGATCCATCACTAGCAAAGCCGTCCATAGCAATAGTAGTATCACCTACTGCGTGAACGCCGTTTACTAAAACTGTTCCTGTTTCATTACCTTTTGCATTAAAAGTTGTTGGTAATGTAATTGTAAAACTTTCTTTAGAAGATCGTTGTTTTAAAATAAAAGCCATTACGTCTGCAAAATCTGAACGTGTTTGTGGAGGATAAGATAATTGCAATCTCCATTTTTGCCCGTCTATTTGTCGAACAAATCTTTTTCCTGATATAGAATTATTAATTAATGTTTTTTGTTCACTAGAAATTTTTATACTTGTAAAAGTTGTGTCTGGTAAAGCCCCGCTCATGCTAACGCTCCTTTGCCTTGTTGACGTAATGCGTCATTAACTAAATTAACAATAAGTCCTCGTCTATTAACTAACAAATTATCAAACCCGTTAGCGTCTGCTGTTTCTACATTTATATTAACAGTTGTATTACCGCCCATACCTCCAAGTGAATCATTTGGAATTACGGAGCTTGTTCTATTAGGTATAATTAATTCGGGCCCCTTTTCTCCAACTATATAAGGTGTGTTAGCTTGCGCTGTTCCGCCTTGCGCTAAGAAACCACCAAAGAAACCACCTAAACCTGTAAAGGCTAATGCTTTTTTAAATGCAAAGACAACTGCCATTTTTGCAACAATCGCCGTTAGGTCTGCAATAACTGAACGAGCAAATTCTTGAAAATTAAATTTACCTGTTTTAACAAAATCTTTTATTGCACTTTCAAAACTTTTAAATGCACGTTTACCCGCTTGTTCAAATTGTTGAAATATATTTAAGCTATCACTTACGTTACTTATAAAACCAGATTTTAAACCTTTACCCGCCTCTATAATTCCTAATTTTAATTTTTGAAAACCTGTTAATGCCTCACCTGTAGCGTTATCAACACCAAGAGCCAATTCGTCTGCTACATCTTTTGTTAGAATCATTTCAGCTTTTATTTTTTCTAACAATATTTGTAATTCTGTAGTATCTAAACGACCAAAACTTATTTGTTCAAATTTTTTATTAAATTCATCAACGCCTTTTTCTATTAAAAAACCTAAATTACCAATTAGTTGACCTAAGTTTGCAAAAAACTCAGTTATGTGAATCATGTTATTAACAAAACTCTCAATCGCTTGCGTTCCTTGTATAGCAAAATCTATAATTCCTTTGCTTGCCTCTAATGAAAATTCAGCAATACCTCCGCCCGCGTCATTAACAGCCGACAATAATTTTTCTCTAATTGTATCAACTAACATTTGCATAGAGGGGGCAAGTTGGGCAACAATGTTATCGCGTAAACCTGTAAAAATAAATTTTAATCTTGTTACGCTATCATTAAAATTTTCTACACCCTTAACTGTGTTTTGACCTAAAGCGTTTCCAAATAATTCTGCCTCCTCACGAAAGGCTTGCATTTGTACTACCACCTTCTAACGCGGGTAATAGTTCAACAGCTCGTCCACCTAATAATTTAAAAGCAATAGCTGTTTTCATTGTGCCGTCAGGCAATTCATTTAATTTATCAGCAATTAAACCCATGATAGCCATAGTATCATTTTGTATTGGTAATAAATCTGCTTGTTGTATGCCTAAGGCTTTAAATCCGTCTAATGCCTCGCCTGTACCTTTAACAAGAAAATCAAATACCCCTTTAGATACTTGCCTAGAGGCTTTAGCAAATGTTTGTAATTCAACACCTCCAATAGCTGAGGCTAAACGCATAGCCTGTAAATCTTTCGTGGCTATACCAAGTGTTTTAGACATCTTACCTAAATTATCTATAGAGGTTAAAGATTGTTTAATTAATAAACCGATACCCGCAACACCAACTAAACCAACGATAGCTGTTTTAAAACTAAAGAGAGCTCTAGTTACACCTTTTAAAGAACGTCCTAACATAGCGAACGCTTTTTTGGTGCGATCCATAGCCGTAATTTTAAAACTTAAACCTTTACTTGCGACCATTTTTAAATTTCTCTCTTTGTTGTTTTTTTTCTAAAAAAGCAAAGTACCCTAACCATAGGTTAAATTCTTCACTTGTCATTTCTAATATTTCGCCAACTGTTTTATGTAGGCGATCCGCTAAGGCGACTAAATTATGTGTGTACGGATCGCTACTTATTTTTTTTCAAATTCCTCAGGGCTTGTACCTTCAACAATTTGTGCTCCTATTGATAATATTACATCAGAATCATAACGCGTCATAAAATCTGGTTCATCAAATGGTTCCCAAATCTTTTTATACTCGTCTCCAATTTTCTCATGTGATTTTAATATGATTGCATAAACCATAGCTTTAAATTCGCTTTTTTGGTAACGTTTATACAGTTGTTCTTTTTCAGCTAATGTAAAAGGTTTAAAATAAAGCGTGATTGCCTTACCTTCTTTATCTTTCCATTTATCAACTGTTATCTGTTGCCATTTTTTTGAAATTGTTGCGAATTGTTGAACTGCTATATCTTTAATCGACATAAAATCCTTACTGTTTTATTATACTGTAGTTCGAGTTAAAACGCCTGAGCCTTGTAGTGTCATAGAAGATTTAATTAAATCATCTAAAGTTACTGAGTGAGATTCACCTGTTACTATTGCGCTACCGCTCCAATAATAATCGCCTGAATCTGCTCCCTCAGGATATAATTTTAATGCTACTGTTGATCCAACTGTTAAAGCTAATTGTCCACTTGAATCGCCTTCATCAAAATTAGCGTCAACACTTGCGGTAAAACTTGTTCTACCCGCCATATATGTTCTAGCTGTTGATCCTAAATTTGAACTTTCAATAACGTCCCCTGTAGTGTCTATAGAAAAACCTGTAACACTACCAACTACATCTGTACCAAGTTTTACTAAACCCGCTTGCCCTGTATGATTTGCCATAATTATTTACTCCTTTTTATGGTTTGTTAATTTTATTATCGTCTTTTTTTGGTTGTGCCGATTTCTCTTTTATTTTCCAACCTTGCTTAATGAGGTTATCAACTTCATAATCAAAAACCTCTTTTTCAGTACCGCCTTTAGGTGACACTAAAACTTTTCTTTTTGTACTCATATTATTTTTTCCTATACTGCTGTTTCAACATCATTTTCTTTTACAAAATAAGATATAATGTAGGTTATAGTCATAACACCCGCTTTAGATTGTCCGTCAGAATTAAAATCTGTATCAATACTATCTAAACGTACATCTTTAGCGTTGCCGTTAATAGTTAAATCACTACTTATTGCCTCCTCAACTTCTTTTGCAATCGTATCAAATGTATCTTCTAAATTACTTGTTGCTTTTGCGTGCGCCTCAATAACAACACTTAAATCTCTGCGCTGTGTTCTATTAGGTTTTAAATCTTCGTACTCAATATCTTCATCACGCGCATAAACAATTAATGCGGGTAATTCTGCTGACGTTAAAGGGTAAATTCTAGTATCAAAAACGCGTGATCCTGTAGTTGTTAATCCTGTAATATCTGTAACTATACGCTCTCTTATTGTTTGCCTAACGTGTGCCATTTATACCTCAATTATTAGTTCGGTCATTCCTGTACCATCAGGGCGTATTTCTCTTATTTTATAAGCAACTGAATCTATTGTAATCGTATCGCCAAAAGTTGCTCCTGATAAATCAGATGTTCTACAAATAAAGCGTGTAGTTGTATAACCAATGCCCGCCTCTAATCCGCCGTCACTTTCAACAAATTCATTTTCTAATATGCCTGAAATACTAGAACTATTAAATGTAGCTACTGTTCCAAAATCATTTTCATTTATATAAACTGATAAATCGGTTGCACTTTCAACACCCATTATTTTATTCCTCTATTTCTAAAATTTCTTTTATAACTGACAACTCTTTTTCTAATTCTTCAATTTTTTTTTGTAATTCTTCTATCGTTGTCATTATCTTTTTTTAATTTTTGTTTTTAAATCTTTTTCTCTTACTTCTGGTTTATTATTTTCTGTAAACACTTGCGCTTTACCCATACCCATTAATTGTAATGCTAAATTATTTTCTACGTCAATAACATCACCTACATTCTGATGTACGCTTTTAATGGCAACACCTTTAACTATTTTTATTTTCATTTTGTATTTCCTTGTTTATAAATTTAAGCAGCGCCGAATTTAATAATAATTCTGTTATGCCATTACTCATAGCATTTACTATTTGCTCCTCGTTTGAATTTTGATCTAAGCCGTATGCGTAATAAATGGCGTGCATGAGCTCATGTAAAATTATATTTATACTTTGAGCTCCTTTGCCATTAGCTAAACTTTTATCGAGAATAATTTTATTATCTCGTGATAAGTATGCTCCCTGATATTCTTCATTAATAATATCACTATCTACTAATTTTATTTTTAACTTAAAATGTCCTAATTGAAGAATATGAGGCAACATATTAAAATTTTTTCCTCCTAATTTAAACGCTGAGAGGGTTAAAGGGTCGGGGGTGTATGTTTACACCCCCTATAAAAACCCCTAGAGTTATTGATTAGCCTATTAGGTCTAAACAAGCTCCGAATGATTGTGCGTGTCTAACCGCAATATCAACATCATAAAATGACGCAATTCTAGTCGCGCCTGTTGTTGATAATGAATACGGATCAACCATAACATCTAAGTTACCAAATTCACCTATGACAAGATCATTGAAATTACCAAAAATTAATGGTGAACTAGCTGATTGACTTCCTTTTGTTAGGTTATCAGGCAACTGTGTTGTGCTATATAGGTTGTAACCCATAAGATCATTTTGTACATTCATAATCATTACAGAATCAGTTGACGCAACTTTTGGTGTTTGCATCATTTTCGCAACAATTTTTGGAGTAGTAAACCAATTTAAAGCTCCTAAGTCTGCACTATCCGTAGCTACTGTTTCCCATGTCTCAACCACGCTTGCCCAAGTTGGCGCGCCTCCGTTAGTTCCGATTGCGTGTGAACCAATACCTGAGGTTGCTGTAATACCTGTAGGTTGATTTGATGAACCTGTTCCAACAAGCGCCGCCTTATCAACTGCACTTGCTAAAGATGTAACAACATCTTTTCTTACAATCGCGTCAATGTTTGGTGTTGCTTGGTGCATAAGGTGTCTTGAAATATCAACGTACGCTGAAACTGTTTTAGGATTCATTGTTACTTGTCGATAAGTTGGAGCGCCCTCAGTTGGTGCGCTGTTTTCTGCAACCCAATACGCCGTAGTCGGTGCGTTCATTGCGGGAATTGCAACATCACCAATAAGACCTGACAATACAGTTGCGCCCGCTTGTCTAACAAATGATCTTGAACGTAAAGCCTCAATAAAGTTGCCCGCTAATAAATCAGTTGCAACTAAATTTCCGCCCGCTGTTGCTGTACCTTGCGTTAAGTCCCTTTTATTCCAAGAAATATCACTTGGTATAAATAAGCCTCTAGCTTGCTTGCCGTTTTGTTTTGAAATTTGATCTGATAATTCTTTTTCAAATCCCGCGTCTGACCAATCTCCCGTAGCCATAGCTTTAATGCCTCTTGCAAAAGAATATTCTCTTTCTTCTTTAGCATTTAAACCAACCTCATCAGTTGGTTTTTCTAATGGCTTAGAATTACCAATAGCATTTAAAACTTGTCCTCTAAATTCTGCTAATGACACGCCGTCATTAACTGCTTTATCAGATAGCTCTTTTAGTTGGTGTCTTGCGCCTAAGTCTTGGATTTCACGGATTCTTTTAGTTTCTTCCGATCTTGCCTGAGCTTGCACGCTTGCAACATCAACTTTAGGAGTATCTTTTATTTCTATGTTTTCGTTTTCCATAGTTTTAGTCCTCTCTTGTTGTTGAGTTATTATTACTTTGTTTGTTTCATCATTTGCCCTACCAATTCCAACGCTTGCGCTTTGATCTGCGGGTATTGAAACAACGCTTATTTCTAAAGGCGACCAATCGCGAACTATAAAAGTATCCCTCTTTTCTTTACTCTTAGATTGTCTTTCCATTTTGTTAATTTGGTAGCCCACAGAAATATTACTGCGAATTCCGTCCTTAACGTCTTGATAAATTTCATTAGCCAATTCACTTTTCCCAAAGCGAACAACAGCACGCCCAACGCGGTCTGAATCTATACTAACTCTTTCTATCACTCCGATTTGTTTGGTCATGTCGTGATCTAATAATAAAGGTGATCGTCCACTATCCATAAAATCGGTATCTACTGAACTTCTAGCATGATCTAAAACCTCAAAGCCAAAACTACGCTCAACGGGTTCCTCACTACTAAAAGCTAAATCTACTGTTCTTTTATCATCATTTATTTTACGTTCTGTTGCTAATCTAAATTGCCTTGCTAAATTAGTTTCTTGTAAACCTGATAAATCTATATTGCGTTCAATAATTTCTTCTTCTTCTTTTATTTGTATGTCTTTTTTCTTATCGTCATCATCTTCATAAGATTGTTCTTGCGCCTCAGGTTGCGATTTACCAAATTTAATCGTAACCGATTCATCATCTTCAACAATTTCCTGAATATGTCTTGACGATTTATCTTCTTCTTTAACTACTTTGTTCGTCATTTTCTTGTTCCTCATTATTGTTTGTTCTTGCCCCAAATGGTTCAAATTGAATTTGTATATCGTATTCTTTAGCTAGTTCTTTTTCGCGCTGAATAGATTCAAATAATGTTTCAACGTCCCGTCCATAATTAGACGCAACATCTTGCA